AAGCGACATATATTTCTCATGCTGCTGAGCGCCAAAACCAGCACCGCCAGTAGAACGCTCTCGGAACAATCTATTACGACCTTCGACCAACCAGTCGCCAACGCCTTTTAATTTCTCTTGTGCTGGCTCTGTTAAAGTTAGGTCGTGCCATTTGGAACCAGAGGGCGTCAGCATACTGTTATAGCCAGCCGCAAAATTAGTCAGGGCGAGCAATGGCTTTGAGTAAACAACAGTTTTCTTTTTTGCGTTCTGAGGGCTTAGGCCAGCGTTGTCAAAAATATTCATTCGAGGAAAAATAACGTCAGCGGTTTGCTTCCATTGAGCCTCAAATTGACTACGACGAGTTTTGAGAGTTTCGCAACTCCCAAGAATGTCGTCAGCAGTTATTTTTGTTTTGTTATTTTGTGGCAAATCAGCCTCCTAATTTACCGCTCTTGCCGAGTTTGCTTTGGTCTGACAAAATAGTTGCGCCAACGCCACGACGTCTAGCTTGTCTGTCAAGGTCGTTTTCTGAAGTGGCGACATCTTCACGTTTAGGAGCTGGCTTAGGTGGTGGGGGAGCGCTTCCGCCCTTGCCGCCGCCCTTGAATAAACGCCTGTCATAAAAGCGAGGGTCAGACGGGTCATGTATAAATCTTCTTAACATAGTAACCAACCTTTGTGAAATTTTTGCGTTTGAACCACTGAAGCAACTTGTCAATACTAACACCGTTTGAAACCCCTGCATAGCACTCTTTTGCATTGTGCTCAACAGCCATGTCGTCAAGGGCTTTCATCAAGGCTATAAAGGCTTTTCCACCTCTATGCTCTGGCTCAACCCATACGACTTCCTGACCAACGAAGCAACCGTAATTGAAAAGATAGCTTCTTTTATACGCAACTAAATAACCGACAGCCACTCCATTTTCACGAGCGATATAAACACGATCATCGCTCTTTTTGTTTTGTACGAACCACTTGGCGTAGTGCCTAACGACGCGCTCCTCGTAAACTAAATGACTTACGGTTGCTTCGATCTGGTTGCGCGACATAACCACTAAGTCGTCAATGTCTTCCATCTCTATTCTAGTAACTTTCATCATAATAAAAAATCCTCAAAATCCATATCTTTTAAATTGCTGCCTGAATTGACAATATTGCTCTTCATATTATAGAGGGCGTCCTCTGGAAAAGTTAGTGGGTTAGTGCCATCTATCACACGCGCCATACAATCTAAAATATCGTCATGGACACACTGAGGGAAGGCTAAATATTCTTCTTCTCGGAACGTCTGGATAAGGTCAACCTCCTTGTTCTCGTAATCTGTTTTTGTCATTTGATATGGCAAAATTAATTTACCAGTTTCAAAGTAAGGCACGAGCTGAAGAATACGGTCTGTCTTTGACATTCTTCCGCCGACTTCTGTTATATCGAAGCGATAACCTATGCTCTCTTGATACATTTTAATAGCTTCGATATCACCGTCCTTGCCGTACTTCTCGTAGCGAACGCCGTCGCCTGACATCGGCTTCCATTTCTTATGGAGATAAACGAGCATTGACGCACGCTCTGTCAAGTTCATTCTGTCGCGCACCATATCAATGATATAAAGCTTCCTGTCAGGACGAGCCTCGACGACAATCATAACGGTATAGTCTGAGGTTTTCTTTTTCGAGTTAGCGGGGTCAATAAGAATATATCTATGCTTCTGCCCTTCGTACGGAATTGTCGCGTTGTGGTATTGTAGCCATGCCTCGTCAAACTTTTGAGCACTGTCAGCGACAGGGTTTTGCATCATCTGACATGAGAATGTGTACGCCCCCATATCTCGGCGCTTCTTCGTCAGGCTGTCTTTCGTTAGAAGTACAGGCTCGCCAGCAAGTGTTCCGTCGTGCGTCGCAGCATAGACCCTTGGTTTCGCTGTACCACGTCTCATAAGCATACGATAGCTGTCACCGAATGAATATCTTGTCCCGATAAAGCGCCTAAATCCGCCATGCGCTCCAAGGTTATAAGATAGCTCAAGCTCTCGCGTTGTCTTGGCAATCATCTCAGGCGTGTAAACGGACTTGGACGTAACAATATCATCGTACAATAAGCCGTCAAAGTGTTTGGAGGTTGGCTGACCGTCAACCAATCCCCAAGCCTCTACGGTGGCTTCCTTTGGATTTGTTTTTCTGCGAACGACAATGCCGTTATCTTCAGACCATGTCGGGGCTTGGCTACTTGGGTTGTCCCAGAGAACGTCAGGGAACCACTCTTTAAAGCGCGGATTGTTTTCAAATTCACGCTTGATCTGGCGCAAGAAACCTTTTGCGATTGGGCGCGTGTGAGAGAAGATGCAAAACGTAAATTCTTTCTCAATCGGAGAGTCCTCACCGTGAGAGCAGAAAATATCTTGTATCGTTTTACCTACGGTTATGATTGTTGATTTGTAGTGTTCACGGCTCCATAAATCTAGGTGCTCGTCTGGGGCAGCCTGAACCTCTCGGCAACGATCAAATAACCAGCGTTTTTCAACGTCAGGTCTGTTCATTCCGTAGCGAATTAAGAAATAAAGGTCGCCACGTGCCAAGTTTCTGAAGTGACCGCGCGCTTCTTCATTTGAGCAGTTAGCGATGTTCGCTAGAATTTTTGGATAGTCTTCGAATTTGATGTTTTTGCAGAAGTTTTTGATGTCGAACGGGTTCTTTTTTGCGCGTTCCTCAGCTTCTCTTTCGGCTACACGCTTCTCGTTTCTTTTTTTAATGTCAGATAAGACGTGTTTTGCGTCGCGCTTTTTTAAAGCTGCAATCGTCTCTGGTGTAAAGCCTTCGTATGGGTCTTTTTTAGGCATCTACTTTTTCTTTCTCATACGTTGGTATAATGTCAATCGGTTCGTCAATACAGCCAGCGTCCATTAATAAGTCATGCGTAGCTGTGTGGCGCACGTTCTGGTCGATAGTGATGTTGGTTTTTTGCTCGCTTGATTTCAGGTCAGGCAATATCTTGTTGGAAAGTTTAAGTGCGGCATTGACACGATCTCGCGTGCTTAGCTGTTCACTTGCTGCTAGTTTTTTTCCCTTCGCGTCCTTGGCTTCACCCCTGATAGCGTCAACAACGATCTGAAGAATACCTTGCTGCTCTAACCACTTTCGGGTTACTTCAGCTATATCAATCGACCCGTCCTCGGCTTCTACGAGAACAAGCTGACTTTCAATGTGGTTCTTCAGGTCGCTGTTATTGTTAGACATCTATTTTTTAGACTTCTTTTTCTTCGGCTTGAACTGACCTGTCTTTGCATCTTTAGGCATATCGTTCTTCTGAGCCTTCTCAAGAGCAACCTCAAGCGCGTCGATTTTGTTGTTCGCTGTAATCACTTCAGATTTCAGCTCTTCTTTGCGTTTAGAGATAGCTGTTACTTTGCTACGCAAATCACCGACCAAGCCGCGGGCATAATCAAGCTCCGCATTCGATATGTTTAAAGCGTCACTGGTCTCACGAACAGTATCTTGCTCTGTTTCAAGTTTTGCCCTGAGCGAACCAGACTGATCTTCGAAACGCTGCTTTGATGCTCTCAAATCCTGATTTGCACTCTTCAGATTTGTCACGTCATTTTCAGCTAGGTTTAATTTGGAGGTTACTGCGTTGTATGTGCTTCCGCGTACGAACCAGTATTTGGTTTTCTCATATGCCATTATATTCGCCTTTTCATTTGTGTGCTCGTTAGGAAGGCGGGAGGCTGGAGTTTACGAGCCCGAAAATCCCTGCTTTAGAAGAGAGCAGTGCCACCCACCAATACAACCACGCTACACGAGCCCCTCGACGCCGTCAAGCATATCGGCAAAGAATAAACAGTCGAGCGATTTTTTTCAGGCACGTATATATGAAGATTATTTATTATTATATTATGTTAATTACTTTGTTTCAAAAAATTGGGGCGCATGTGAGAGGGTCTCCCTAAGGGGCTGCAAGGGTGGGGCTTGGGGGCTTTGGGTGTCTGGCCGTGATGGCATAGCATACCCCCCCTCCTTGCTTTTTATGGTAACTAACTAGCCGCGCCGCATGATAGAACCAAATCAATTAATGAATTGCACCAGCCCCTCAATCACCAAGATATAGGAATACAGTCCTAAATGCAGGGCTTCTGGCTTGCTTCTGAGCGTACGAATGCCCGCTAATCGTTACTGAGAGCGGTGAGAGAGGTCATTTGCTACTGCCACCGCGGCCCATTCCCCCACAATATCCCTGTCATTCGTGTTATGTATAACTAAACACGGGCATAACACGGACATGACCAGCAATTCCGAGCATTAACCTTTGTAATATTATTACCTAATCATAGGGGTATATTGTAATATAATTACGCGTACTTTCCATAGACCATGAAAATCAAAACATTTGACACTTTTTTGTTTTGATTTTGTGCACTGCACAATACCCCCGCTAACCCTTATTTAAAGCCATTTTTTAGAAAATCAAAACATTTTATTATGGAATTGTTTTGATTTTTCAAGCCGAATAAGTCAATTATATCAATTACTTAATTATGATAATCGCTCAAATCAAAACAAAACAATGGTGTACAAGCTAATAATACATATAATATATAACCATTATCTATTTACATAATAAAGTCCACATGGAATATATATATATAGCGTTATATAGCTTGTATATGTTTTGAATGTTTTGATATTTTGATTATCTAAATTAAACCATTGGAATCATTGGACAAATCACCTATATCGAAGCGCGTCACCTCAAAACAGGCGGCTGTAAGTCATTGAAAACAAACGAAAAAAAATCAAAACACGTCAAAACAAAAAACGGGAAAATGTTTTGAATTACGGTGATTATGTCCAAACTGCTAAAATATATTACAAAATACGCCTTGATATTGAAACATTATTGCGTTTCTTAAAAAGGTCTTGACTGTCTTAGTAAAACATGTAAATATTGATTATAGGGTTAATAAAAACCCTACGAAGAAAAGGAGAAGAACATGGAAACAGTCAAACTAGAAACAATTCGCGGTATACACGGCATCACTAGTGAAGAGTTACATTATTGGTGGAATATAGCAGGGACGCAGTTTCTTGTAAGTAATGAACATAGTAAAGGTAAACATACGCTATGGAGTTTTGGTAGTGTGGACGATGCAATAAACTACTTGTTTATCAATGGCTTCAAACAAAGCGCCAGCGATATAAACGAACACAAAGAGGATTAAATAAAATGGATAGCAATTTAAAACTAATCGCAGAAATAAAAGATATGTATAAAACTATGCCTAGCGATGCGCGCAACTCATAGCATTTAAATATTAACCAACTGGGGAAAAACCATGACACAACAAAACGAAGATAGGACAGCAACCGCGCTTATGATTTGCCTAGTGTTTGCCTCTTTTATTTTTGCTATGCTTTTGACGGCGGCAAGCCCTCAGGACGCTAAGAAGTGCCAAGAGGTGACAGGCTGGACTTCAGACCGGTGTTATTACGAATTAAACCACTAAAACCAAACCAAACCATCAAGGAAAGGAATAAAACTATGAAAAAAGACACGCAATTAACTGCACAGACGGTCGCTCTTAAACAGATCAGGCAAGACCTAAAATCTATGGGGTACCGGTTACGCCTTAAAAGAACTTCAGAGTTCTTATCTGGAAAAGTACTAGATAATGAAGGTCAGCATGTTGCGGGAGGCATGGGAGTATTGCCAAAAGCACTCTACTTAGCACATGAAGGTCTATTTAAGTATCTCGCATCTATTAAGGGACGGGCTTATGAGGATGATACATTACAGTGGCGTATCATCATTTAATGAAGAAAAGGAATAAGACTATGAAAAAAGACATTATATTAAAAGAATTTAAAGACAGCCCATTAGGCGGGTATATTGATATTGATTATATCCTTAATAAAGAATTCGATAATGAGGACGCTTTAAAAGAGGAGATTTTAGAGCATATTCACGGGCAGGATATAATATACTATGCAACCGCTATGGAATACCTACGCGAAAATGACCCATCTTTACGTGATAGCTTGAGCCTAGCCGCTGATCTATGTTGTGATCTTGAAGGCCTCAATAGTGAGACACTAGCAACGCTTTTATTTCAGCGGGATTTAGAGGCGGCTTTATATAACCTTGATCTAAGCGATGCTTTTGACGATTAGAAAATATCACGGTGAGCCGCATTTATTGCGGCTTACAATGATGCTTTTTAAGTATCTAAATAAACCACTAAAACGAAAGGTTAACAAAATGAGAAATTTTACACAAAAGCAAGCTTACGTATTATGCGCTACTCTTTACGGCAAGCCAGCCGATGATGACGGGCGTTTTACAAGCACTCATGTTGATGCTGGTGAAGTACAACACGCCGAAGGTTACACTAATATGGCTCAAGATGCGGACTATTCAAAAATTTACGACACGTTTTTAAGCCATTATCACGGAGTCTATAAAACGACGAAGGCTCGCAAGAAGTTTGTAGATAGAGAGATCGAGAGAGTCCTTTATATCGGCGCTTGTAACGGGTTGTGCGAATTTACACAAATGTAAGGGTAAAGTGAAAATGAAAAGCGGAGGGTACTTAAAATGAACAAACTAAAAGCATACCATAATGACAAGTCTATTAAGGACAAATATGTTAAACGAGTTACATGGCATTTTGAACAAGACAACATCATTCGCGGTATCGGCTGGAACGGTGTTAAAGGCTGTGCCATTGGCTGTACTCTGGAGAAGTATGACCGCTCGCAATACCCCATTGAACTTGGGATACCTGAATGGCTTGCCAGAGTTGAAGACACGCTTTTCGAAGGCATGAGCAAGGATAAATCCAGAACGTGGCCTCTTGATTTTCTGGAGGCCGTTAATATCGGTTCGGACCTT